GCTACCTTAGCAACGAGCAGAAGAATAAGGCAGGTGCCAGCAGTGCGTGTTGTAGATTGCACCAGCTACGGCGGACTGTTCTACGCCGGCGAGCTTACGGGTCCCGACAGGAAAAGGCAGCGAGGGCATCGCATGACACCCCCACTGAGCTCGCGCACACATCTCGCAGCTGAGCGTATTACTCCCAGCTGCCCCCGACTTACAAAATTGTTTGACTACGGAAAAATGGTATTGCACGTGGCAACCTATACAAGTTGCAGCGGCTGGCCCTACACGAAGGCCCTTGGCAGGGAAGCCTGAAACTCGTCAAAAGCGGTGAGGCGCTTCCAATTCCACTCGTAAGCGTAGAAGACGTCCCACTCAAGCTCGCTGACCTCGAAACCTAAAGCTAGCCACAGCTTCAGATCGTCAGTGTGATCCTTCCCTGCGTTCGACTCCCAGATCTTGCTCTCTATCTCGCTCAAATCTGCGTCCGCCTTGCCAGTAAGCTTGAAGCTCACGTCCCTCGCGTCCTGTCCGTCAATGATCTTCTTGACGCCGAGGGAATCTGCGTACCGCAAGTACTTCGTTGAGAGCATCGGTGAAATGCCGGCAAAGTCTAGTGCCCGTCCAAGCGCGCAGGCTCGAGCAACCTGCTTCGCCCTGTAGACGTCAGCCTGCATAAATGCCTGGCGACCCTCAGGTGAGCAGCTCGTTCCGCCATTTGCAAAGGCGCGCGGGATCTCTGGGCAAAACTCTGATGTAAGCTTGCCTTCCTCATTCACCGCATAATGCATGCCGCAAAACGTTGCGCGTTTGTTGACAGTCGCTCCTCGCAACTCTGTCTTCCGCGCCTTGGTGACATCCCCACTGTAGAGGGGAAACACGAATTTCATATCGAATCCAGCCCTTGACCAAAACTCTAAAACAAACGTCCTGAGCGCGTTGCAAGCCTCCGACAACAAGTCTCTGTTAGTGCCAACGAGACTGTCATCCCCTTCGAACTTGCCTGCCCATGTCAGAACAGCCCCTGTGACGTCGACGCCCCTGCAAATCTTGTCATTGAGCATACGCCATGGTTCCTTGAACAGTGAGCAAACCCACATACAGTAGTTCACCCACCAGTTCAAACACGACGTCCCGGCATGTCCTGACCTCCTCTGTCCTCTGATCCAGATCTTCACAGTATCGTACTTGTCCTTGAAGATGAGCTTCAGCCACTCGTCCGCGCAGACGTCAATGTGCGCCGCGGTCCAAGAGCTTGGCAAAATGCAGTACTCATCAGCGATCTTCGTGATGTGTTCTAACACGGGCCCTTCCAGCAGAGCCCTGATGATGTTATTACACGTAGTGTCCCACGCACTTCCATCGCCTTCGACGAGACGCAGGCCCTCGAGTTCAGCTACAACACTTTCTGCAGCCTCTCTCCTGCCAACGTGCTTGACGTGCTTGCGTGGCATGTGCCCGTACAGACAAAACTCAAAACACTTGATCGACAACATCGACATGATCTGTCCCTCATCTCCGTCCGCTATGAGGAACCGCGGGGGCTTCCCGGGCGGCATCGGCTCTAACTTAATCATCGTCTTGAGATCGAACTTTGGG